CCAGACGAGGTAGGCTTAGGCTTAGACTCCATTTGTTTGTTAGGGGGGCAGGAAGAATTTTTTATACTGTTGCAGAGCGGGCCATCCAAAGTTTGAATGCAATAACTCCAACTCCAAACACCCAGATTCCCCACCAAGGAACGTAGAGTGAAAGATACTGAGTGACCGCCCAGAACAGAATCGCATGGACAGCCGCTGCTGTCATGATTGACGCTCCAGGAGGAAGAGTCACCAGCACACCGGGCACAAGGAGAAAGAACAGGTATGCAGTTGTCAGAGGGTCATACATTTGTTTTATCACCACTAAATTAATGTTGATACCCGAAGAACTTGACAAAATATTTCATACGTCTGGAAACGGTCTGTATTTGAACATGGAATACAAACAGCCTCTTTTAGCTAAAGTGAAACAACTAGCTGAATTTTCCAACGGTGTGTTTAAGGACACAAAACTTGGAACTGAAATTCACACTGACAGGGGAGTTCTGGGGTTCCATCTTCACAATGGTGTATATGAACTTCACGCTGCAGTTATGGATGACGAAGGAGATTGGGTTATTGCAGGTGATGTTGAAGGCGAGGTCATAAACATGCTATTGGAAGTTGAGAGTGAAGTCCTAACTATGGAAAAGGCTAAGGCAGCTGGTCGCCGGACGCGTAGAAAGCGCTTAAGGCGAAGTCGCAAGAACACCGGGAACAAGCAGAAAGAACAGATAGGTGGTGGTCAGGATAGTTTACTCATACTAAATTAATGGATTCGGGGGACGCATCACCATATCAAAAAATGTTTGTAAAAAGTCTAAACGGGGCTGTTTTTATGAGACCAGAATACAGGGAACTTTTTGCCGCTAAACTAAAAGAAGAAGTACCAGATTATTTTTCAAAAATTACAATAAAGGCAACTAAATTTGGAACTCGGTTTTGGGGAGGAGATGATGATGGATTTATTTCATTTCAATGGAGTAGTGAACACTTATGGTATTTTCCAGTATTTTGGGTCATTAAAGATGGTAAATTTACGGATCAGGAGGATGCACAGGAATGGATGGAGGATATGTTAGCTGACGTCTACGATGAAATTAGTAGTACTAGACAACCAACAGAGAAACTAACAATCAAAAGGTCTGTTCTTGGATGGGAAGACCCGATTACCTATACGCCGATTCATTCGGGAGAAGCGGTTATTCGGTTGAATGGTAAAAATCAGTTCATTTTTGATAAGAAACAATTATACAAATGGTGGTTGACTGGAAATAAAAGAAACCCAATGACAAATCTTCCTGTACGAGAGGATGAAATTGAGCAGTTTATTATCGAAATTGAAGAAGACGCAGGCGAAGCACCGATTGGAGGGCGAAGGCGGAGACGTCGTTCTACGCGTAGAAAGAACTTACGAACAACTCGTAGGAAGAAGTAAATGCCCCGCACCGAGCTTCCTAAGATGGACGAGTCCGGCCCCATTGATTACCTTGATGAGGATCCGGAGATCCCGACGCAGAAGTATTGTGTTGTTTCCTTTATCAGTCCCGAGAAGGTCATCAAGCAGAAGGAGGAGTTCATGTTTGAGGAGTTCATGAAGTGGACGGATTATGATTTCAAGATCAAGGGTCTTGAGAGCTTTGCTGCGTTTCTTTCGAAGAAGTATTCACTGAAGGTGGATGACCTCCTCAAGGATGCTGAGGAGTTTGCCCGCGTTCGTGCAGATGAGATCAAGAAGACCGACATCCACGAGCAGTACCAGGTCTTCCTCCTGAAGAATGAGAAGGACCTCCAGGAGCGCTACGATAACATGGTTGACTTCCGCACGAACATTCGCGGTGTCAAGGTTCGTCGTTCGTTTGCGACGGTTGAGGAGACTCAGATGTTTGCAAAGGTTCTGCAGCGTCGTTACCCGAAGGACAATCTCTACATTGGTAAGGTTGGTGCCTGGCTGCCGTGGGACCCTTCGGAGCACCTGATGCCCGAGGTTGAGTATGCCGAGAAGGAGCTCAATGAGCTGATGCGCAAGTACAAGGAGAACGAGTCCAACAAGGAGATGTTCTTTGCAGAGCAGCGAGAGGAGGCAATCAAGAAGCAGAAGGAGGAGAATGAGCGCCGCAAGAAGGCAAATGCCGATGAGAAGGCGCTTGAGGATGCGAAGAAGGCATTGGAGGATGCGTCTGCTCCTATTCACCCGAGCGAGGGGGCACTCCGCGAGTAAAATCTCTAAAGTAATCAATGCCACCCAAGCCTCTTCATATTAACATTCCTCAAACTGATCCGCATAAACAGTTCCAACAAGCTTTTGCTATAATTGCAAAAGAGGATTTGTCTAATCAGGCAAACTTTGTGGATCACGAAGCAGCTCGCAATCTCGTCGGAATAAAGAAGGATTCAGATGCTGCCAATACTCTTAATAACATTAAGCAGTCAGGTCGTAAGCGTCGTAAGCGTCGCACTCAGCGACGTGCCAAGAGGACTCAGCGACGTGCCCAGAGGAGCACTCAGCGACGTAGCAAGCGCCGTGTCTGACGACGTGACTTCCGCCGCCGTGTCTTCCTCCGCCTTTTTTTACCTCCAAATTCAGGAGCACCTTCCTGATCAGGATCCCCAGCAACAGCTAAACCCCCGAACAGATTGGCGAGCTCGTCACCCTGTCCCTGGCTAGCTATGAATGCCCCCTCACCACCCCATTCTAAATCCTCAACAACTGCAGCCGCAACTGGAGGAGGAACCGCCGCCGGTCCCGCGTTAACTTCAATCACCTGATCAATCGGAACTGCCTGGGCTGGGACGTTTGGGATTTCACCCATATCAACGTCTGGCCCTGGAGGAGCAGCGTTAAAGGCAGCATATGCCGCAAGAGCAGCAGGAATCTTCGCGGAAATAGCAGCCATCAAGCGGTCACGAGCTGCGCCACTGTTAGGACTCGCCTTCAATGCCTCACTCCAAATACGACGATAGCTGGAGATGCGGGAAGGTAATAGCTTGTTTAGCATATTTTGTATTTTTTTGACATCTGCGGCTTTGATAGCTGTTCCATCTATTGGAACCGAAATCTTGAACGTAATCCTACGTCTTGTCTCGGTAGGAGTAAACCCGGCAGCAGCAAGTGTAGCCGGTTCAGGAAAAGAAGTAATGTTCGTTCCGTAAGGAACTAACCTCTTTGTTCCATCGGGATTCGTTCCTCCACCTGGAGGAATACTAAACACGAACATAAATGTCGCCTCCTTCATTGTTAGTTGAAACGAAATTAGTCTCGTCCTCCTTCTTTCTTGACCCACACAGAGGGCGTGTTTTTCTTCTTCATTGAAGCAGCATTGTATTCGTCTGCAGCGAGCATAGCAGAGTGGAATGGCGTATTGTTAGCCCACAAAGACTGGTCACACAATCTGAACGGAGGGTGGTCCGATGCCTTGTACCAGAATACTTGATCTTCCAGCTTATTGCTAGGACTGTTGTTACAGATCACAAGGCATTCATAGTTTTCGGTACATTGGTCCATGAATGAACAGAACATCTCAAATGTAGGAAACATACCTGCGTAGTTCTCGTAAATCCTACGACGGTTACCTAGGATATTCTCACGGAGAATGAATACAAAATCCACGTTGGTACGCAGGTTAGGCGTAATACCAAGAGGGTACTGCATGGTAATCATAGTTGTCAAGTCAACGTGGCGACCGTTCATAAATACATAGCGAGTGGACTCCTGCTGAATCCATGAATTATCATACAAGCAGTCATCAAGAATTAGAAACGCACGGGGGTCAATCGATGAAGAGCCACCCTTTGAAAGCTTGTCCTTGTTACGGTTCTGCTTGACATTCAATTGACGCTTGATGACATTCATAATAATTTCAGGACGATACTTGTCATGAATAAATTTGGATGGGACCATATGCTGGAAAAACTCGTTCGCTACCTCAGTTCCCGAGATGACTGTACCCACTGGGAATGAAGTTTGGCAGTTAAAGAGGATGTCTCGTACCAAGAAAGACTTGCCCGTGTCCTTTTTCCCGATCACAATGATCATAGGACTTTTGCGAGAATCCATCTCAGTTCGATCCTTGATCATGCTGATATCAAACTTTCGCAATTGAAAGTTCATTGTTAACTGTGTCGTTTAGTTTTCAACATTCATTGCCGAGGAAGGAAGACAATGGGAAAGGACTTGCGAAGTACGCCAGTTCCACTCAAGATTCATCGGATGCCCAAGATGGATGGTAGCCAGTGGAGTATGAAGACGATGCAGCCGTTCTTTCCGAGTCTTGAAAAGCTTTTTAAGACGGAAAATCTGTCCAATCTCCGCGAGTATGGAGTGAAGCTTTCGTCTCCGATGGAGTCAGTTGCTGGCCCGTCTTCGGTACGTCTTAACGGACGGGAGGTTGAGATTCATCGCAAGACAACGATGATTCTCTCTCCGTTCAAGACGATGCGTGGCGACTACGGTTCATTTGGTGTGCCGAGCCCCACCAATATGGCAGAAGATATGCAGAGTAGGTTGCAGAGCCCACATACCGCTGCATATGTTGGTGCAATGACCTCAATTGCTCTATCTGAGTCAGGTTGCCAACACTTTCCCAAAGTCTACGGCGTATTTGTTGGAATGGCAGGAAAGCATACAGTTGACATCTCCGATGATTACGAGGACCTGTCGGAGAAGAATTGGTTTGCTGATAATATTGGCAAGACTTTTGAGTTAAAGCTCCGTACAGGAGACACGGATGCAGAATTCACTCATACCCGAAGCCAACGTGTGGCTCTTGCAATGGGCGATGATGCAGATCTTGGCGAGATTGAGGATGTGATCGCTGACCATGTTAGCGATGCATCGTTTGATGACGAGCCAGAGCAGATTGATATGAACTCGGAGAAGACATCTGAACAGGATGCATCATCCGACAGTAGTGATGTGTTTGAGATTGAATCATGTGATTGCTCAGACACGGATGAAGAGGGGGAGGAAGAAGGAGATGAGTCATTCGCATGGGCAACCTTTACGGATGTACCTGTTGTAACAACTGTCATGGAAAAGTGTGAAGGAACCTTCTATGATTTGATCACAGAACACACTGAGCCGGAAAGGCACGTTGCTTGGGTTTCACAGCTTGTTTTTGCACTGGCGTATGCTCAGCGAAACTACGGTCTGACTCACAATGATCTCCATGGAAATAATGTGATGTATGTGAAGACGAATGAGCCATTCCTTTTCTACAAACACAATGGTATTGCATATAAGGTTCCAACCTTTGGATACGTCATGAAGATTATTGACTTTGACCGCGCAATTCTATCATTGAAGCTGGTCGGAATGAAGGAAAGCAAGACATTCATGAGTAATCAGTTCCAGGCCGACGAGGAGGCTGGTGGCCAATACAATATGGATCCGTTTATGGATCACCACCATCCCTATATTGGACCTAGTTCATCGTTTGATCTTGTACGTTTTGCAACGTCCTTGTTTTGGGATTTGTTCCCAGAAGGTCCTGATCACGAGTATACCCATCCGCTCTTTGCGATCTTCAAAGAATGGATGACCATGCCTGATGGAACATCTGTGATGTTTAGGAAAAAGAGGGATAATCATGACCGATACCACGGATTTGACTTGTACAAGGCAATTGTCCGATACTGTAGTGCAGCCGTTCCTCGCAAAGAGATTATGCGAATGACCCATTATAAGGCAACACCCTCGGCTGCTCAGCTTGGTGATGCATTGTTAATCGACACATGAGGGTGTTAATCCAACTGCTTCAAGAAATGCTGAATTGACGCCATACAAATAGTGAAACACCTCGCCAGCAACAAACCAAGCGACCAGTGATTTCCAAAGAGGAACCTTAAACAGAAACGTAGTAATCAGTGCAAGTCCAATTGTTCCCAAAATATCATTCAAAGCGAGTCCAAAGATTCTCTTTGCATGAAATCCCTTCTCGCGTTCACCGAGAGCAGTAGCATAAGGACACTTCATTTACGATTACACTTAGTGTAAGAAATAATGCCCACGGCTGAAGAACTAAGAGAAATATCAAGACACAAAAATGCCGTTGAGATTTTTCTTGATATAGCAGTCTCCGAAGTTAAGTCTGCTGCTAACCACGGAGAAACACATGTTATGGTAGAAGTTCCACCATCTGTGAAACCTAGAGAAGCTATAGCAGGACTACACAGAACCTTCCCCGGATGTACGATTCGTAAGAATTGGTTTAGTCCCCACATTAGAGTTCAGTGGGATTAAGTCAAATTCCTTTTTGGCTTCCTCTATAATCTTTTTGTCGTTTGCGGCTGAGTAATCACCACACCTATATTCAAACGTCACTACAGGTCCTTTAGGATAGTAGAGTGTGAGTTTGGCGTTAGTTAAATGGTCAAATCCCAACCAAACTTGATCTAAACCATAAAGTTCAACCATTCTCCCTGCGACACGAACGACACGAGACATTGTTTATCATTGAGCTTAAAAGTCAGGCTTTCCAACGAACATGTCCTGAGCGGCAGTGGTGACAGTCTCAGCAACATCTGCAACGGCATCGGACCCGACTGCATACACCACACCTCCAGTGACGGCACCTGCTCCCACTGTAAGCTTGGCGAGATCAGAATAGTCAACAGGCGCCTTCTTCGAGCGGCGATCAAGGACGTAGAGAAGGGCGGCGACAATCATCACGGCGCCGATAATCATTCCAAACGTCTGTAGTTCCATCATTTGTTGGCTCGCAGTGTTTTCATTTGTCAATTGCGAACGAATTAGAGGTTCAGAGTCATTGTGCCAGACGGTTTTGATGCTGGCTCCTCGTCATCGCTCAGTCCAAGATCAACATCCTCCCCAAGCTGAAGCTTAGGGCGCTCTTCCTCCTCATCGGCCTCAAATTCAACCTCCTCATTCTCCTCATCAAAGCGGATAGACGGCTTCTCCGGAGGTGGCATAGGCGTGTCGGGGCGCTTCTCAGGCTCGGGAACCGGGGCCGGAACGGGGGGCAGGCTTTCGGGGCCACGAAAGTACGCCTTGCTGATGTCCTTCCATGGAATGAATCCATCAATGACCTCATTCAGAGAATTTGCAAGCATCACTTCAATGTCACGACGGTTACGAGACTGCTGTTCGTTTGTCACTCCGACGGTCTTGAACAGATAGGCAGCTGACCACGAAGCCCGCGCAGAGGACTTATAGAACGTATGGATGAACTTGTGAACACTGGGGCGCTCAAATGGGATCTCAACGTGAGACGTATCAACCTGCTGCAAAGAAGCGAATGCGCGGATATAGCTCACAAATACACCGAGAAGGAGATCCTCAATGTAATCGCACTTGGAAGCCTTCTCAATACGAGAGACCTCGGCTGTCAGGATCTCATCGGACCACTGAGGAACACGTGTCAGCAGGTTCTGAAATGTGCGCAGAATCTGATCGGGCTGCTTGTTTCGCTCGCATGCCGTCTTTGCGTTGTCATAGATACTCCAAAGTCCATCTGCTACATGAGGAACAAGAACGCGAGTGAGATTCTCACGAAGAGTCTGCTTGACAAACTCGGTGCTCATTTGTTTAGAGAAAGGGTGAAGAGTTACTCCAATACGGACGCATGGTTAAGTTTGTTCTTATTCTCATGGTTCGCAACGAATCTAAAATCATTGAACGGTGTCTAAACTCTGTTGAAGGTGTTGTTGATGCAGTATGCGTGACCGATACGGGTTCAACTGATTCAACCTGTGAACTTGTGAACAAGTATCTTGACACCCATAATGGATCTCTTCATACATGTGAATGGAAAAACTTTGGATATAATCGCACAATCAGTTTCTTGAATGCCAAAGATCAATTGCGACGCATTGGTTGTGATCTAACTGACACATACGGCCTTTTGCTAGATGCAGACATGGTTCTTGTTCCAGGGGTATTGAAACAGATGAAACTCACTGAGCCAGCTTATAAAATTGTGCAAAAAGCTGGAACATTGGAGTACCCTAACACCCGCTTGATTCGCATGGATCGTGACGTTACTTGCAGGGGTGTTACACATGAATACTGGGAGATCGAGTCTACTCTTCTTGAGGGTGTTCATATCAACGATCTGAATGATGGTGGTTGTAAATCAGATAAATTTGAACGAGATACAGACCTTCTTGAACAGGGGTTGATGGACGAACCTGATAATGCAAGGTATATGTTCTATCTTGGCCAGACTTATCATGGTCTCAAACGGTATGAAGAATCAATTGATATGTATCAACGCAGAATTGAAGCGGGTGGATGGTATGAAGAGATTTGGTATTCCTATTACATCATTGCACAATGTTACAAAGAACTTAATAAGCCAATTGAGTTTGAGAGTTGGGTTCTGAAGGCATTTGAGTACAGGCCCCTTCGTGCAGAGGCAATCTACGTTTTAGCAAAGTATTTCCGAGAAAAGGGTCAGTTCTTCAAGGCTGCACACTATGTTGAGATGGGCAAGAAGATACCCTATCCGACAGACACGCTCTTTATCGAACGAGATGTCTACGAGAGTTTATTTGACTTTGAAAACACCATTCTTCGGTTTTATACTCAGCGTCCTCAACACGAGGGTCTTGAATGTTCACTCAAGTACCTTATTACAGAAAACCCATTCAAGGATGTTGTCTACTCAAACATGAAGTTTTATGTTGAGCCAATTTCTTCAAACGTATATCCGTATCCAGTTATTCATGATACATTTGGACAAAATTATCATCCATCATCGGTATCTGCGATAGGTTTTGTTCATAATGTTCGGTTTGTAAACTATTCCATCAACTACCACGACGGATCATATACAGCAAAGGAGGGTTGTTACAGCGAAGGTGAAATCATTCGTACACAGAATTTGTCCATTGTATGTGGAGAACCGAGACCTATGAAAGACGAAACTGGACTCCAAAAAATTGACTCAAAAATTCGCGGTCTTGAAGACATTCGGTTATATAGGAATTCTGGAGGAGTGTTGTGTTTTACTGCAACTACTCTAGAATATGGTCCAAATGTTTCTATTATCCGAGGTGTGTATGATGACGAATATAAAAACTGTGTTCTCATGGAATCTCCATACAATCGTGACTGTGAAAAGAACTGGATTCCTATCGACATGACAGATGATGTTGTCTACCAGTGGCACCCCTTAGAAATTGGTTCATTTCAAGGATCCTCTCTGAAGATTCACACGCGAATCAATACACCCTGGTTCTTCAAGAATCTACGTGGTTCTGCTGTCCCAATGAAAGTTGGAAATGATCTTTGGTTTCTCACACATTATGTTGAAAACACGAAACCGCGTATATATTACCATTGTTACGTAGTTATG